TTAGCGTAGCTTGAGGCCGTTCCCCATTTCTGAGGCATACTTTGGCCGGCTTGGTTAAGATCTACTCCTACTATTGCGGAGGCTTTTATTCTCATTAATCCGTCGTATAAAATAGCTACTGACTCTATTACATTTTCAGCTACTATCTTTTCTTTTATTCTAACCGATACATTATGTTTAGTTAGATGAGGTTTTAAGGCCTCTAATATATCCTCTGCGGATCTATAATAATATTTACCAAATCTATTGAACTTGGTTTTTTTAGCTTTTAATTCTACTTGAATTATTGTAAGCGTGTCGTTAAGTGTTTTGGCTTTGCTCATATCTTAGTTTTTCGTTTTCTATTTTTAGTTTCTCTATTTGATTATATAGGTCTTTACCTATCTTTTTAAAGCGTCTAGCTTTTCTCCTTTCTAAATTATAATTTTTTTCTAAGGTATCTACTCTTAGTAAATTATAATCTAAATTTTGTTTATCGTAGTTATGTCTAATATCCATTTTCAAAAAAGTTATCGCCGTGCATTAATGAAGACGGATCTGTTTTTAAATAATCAGTATTTGTAAATCTGTAAAGATGCACAACTTGCTCAAGAGTAAGACTCCAATAATATTTCTCGTTTTGTAGAGTGTCTATTATTTTATTTACTACAAAAGGATAATTACATCTCTCTAATAGTAATTGCTCTTTTTTATTGGAATACAATTTATCCCAAAGGGTTACCGGTTTCTTTGCTAACGGTAAATCAAAAATATAACCCGACTCTGTGCCGGAAATTATTTGATCCGGACTTAAATTAGTATTGTTCATATATCTAAAGTTTAATTATTAATTATCGGAAGTTATGAAATTTTTTGTTAATAAACAATAGGTAGGGCAAAAAAAAAGGATTAAAATTAATTAACCCCCTTTTAACCAAAGACAAATGAACAGCACTAGATACTAAATTAGTCATTTATCCATTAGTTTAATAAACTCTTTATATGTATTTATCAACGAAACTATCTCGTCGTTTGAAAACTTTTTTGTTTGTTTACTTTCTTGTAACAACTCGCTAGCTATATCGTAGCCGTATTCTTTATTTAAGTTTAAAGCAAATAAATATTGTTGGCCTTGTTTACCTACGTTACAACCGTAACATTGAACTCTAGTATTTTTCTCAGAAAAACGTAGTATATAATGACGTCTAGATATAAAATGTCCGCATTGCATATAGTCTTTATAGTGTTTACGGATCCCGCACGTATAACAACTAACTATACCGTTTTTATCTGAATATTTAAGTCGAGTATATAAACTAAAGATATTATCTAACTTTTTAATTAGATTTTTTCTACTGACTTTTCTAGGCATTTATTTATCTTGGAATTGTAAGAATTTATTACCTAGTTCTTTATTTAATTTAGATATTGCCCTGTATATATATCTAGAGTTTTTCTTAACCTCTTCTTTTTCTGTTTTGGTTGAATCAATCCCTAAAGTAGTATATTGATTAGCGTCAATTTCTAATAGTCTGTCTATCTTAATCTTTTTTTTAATTGATTTAAAACCAACTATTTTATCTATTGTATTCGTGTTAAAATTCATATCTGTTTATAAATATAACGATTATTAACAAATATTTTAATAACAAAGAAAAGAAAAAAGAAAGGACAAAGAAAAAAGAAAAGAAAAATCCCCCCGAAAAAAAGAAACTAATATTATTTACACGATCCAATAAGAGTGGTTACTTAAAGTTTAGCAGCTTGACAAGATCTGCGGCTTGGCCTACAAATATATAATAATTTTTTTAACGCCCTTGTCCCCTATAAGGTTTTTTATATCCCTTAGACGATTTTAGTCTAGAAGTATTCTTAGAGTGAGGGTGTGATTTCTTTTTAGGCTTTACGTATCTAGTTACTAAATTTCTAGCCATTTTTTTTAACCTTTTCGTAACTACGTCCACCAAAATAAGCTCCGATCATTGTAATTAAAACAAGCTGCAAAAGCGATTTCCATTCGTCGTCTACTACAAACTTAATAGATCCGGAGTCAATAAATATCATTAATAAAGTAAGAGTAATAGTAATAAGTAAAACTAAAGGCCTAACGTTTTTAGCTAAGAAACTAGAATGAGCTTGAGAGTCTAAAGCCCAACGCTCAGTAACATTCTTTTGCATATCGGCCTCAGCTTGAATCCATATTTGATCCATTTCTTTTTGAAACTCTGCTTTCTCTTCTTTGCTATAAGTATGTCGATCTATAATACCGGAAATTTTATCCGCTATACTAGCCCCTGTTCCTCCAAAGATTTTTCCTAGAATGTCTTTCATATAACTTAATAACGATTAAAAAAGCAATAATTGTAAATATGTTTAAATGAGCCTCTCCGCAAAATCCAAATAAGTGTTCTATAAAATGTTCCATTATTTATCTATTAAAATTCTATTAATTGATTTTTGTATGTCTTCTTTTGTCGCTTGGATTTTAAAGGTTAGATCTGCTGCGTATTGCATTTTAACTTTACCGTCTTTATTTAGAATAACTATAACCGGTACTGTTCTAATTGTCTCAACTATATTTTCGGGTTGCTCTTCTAACCAAGCGTATTGTATTTTAGCATTTTGCAAACCTCTCAAATTATAATCGTTTTTTGAGTTCCATTTATAATTGAAATGAATTACGGTTATTTTATCTTGAGCATTAGCTAAAAAGCCAAAAAGCATAAATACTATTATTATTAAATTTCTCATCTTTTATAAACTTTATCTTCTATTTCTTTTATTCTGTCTTTATTGTCTAAAATGTCTTCTTTCAAACCCTCAGTAGATTTCTCTATTTGTATTATAGTAGATCTTACTAACTCATCTTTTAGCTGAAACTCCATTTTTTGAACAAACTCCTCGCCGCTAAAATTTTCTATTTTATTATTTAACTCATCTATTTTTCCTTGCAAAGTAAAATAAGTAGAGGCTACTGACAATACGCCCCCGCAAATAATAGCTATTGTTTTTAAATCTAGTTTTACCTCTGTGTTTTCATTAATTGAGTTCATTTCTGTTTTTAGTTTTAGTTATTTTTTTTTGGATTATCTTTTGCCGGATTTGGAGCATTTACTTTAATTGGTATTTGCTTATCTATTTCTTTGATGATTTTGTTAAAGCTATTATTATACTGAGGAATAGAATTATATTTGTAATTATTGTAATAAACCTTTCATTCTTCCAGGAATGAAAGAGAACGGATATAAACAACAACCAATTAAATATTGTAGTAGTACGTGTGAAGACAGACAAGGAAGACTTAAAAAATTATGGATACCTAAATGGTTATTTAATTTTTACTTAAATAAAAAATTATTTAGAATTGTTATAGGTTTTAAAAATTCAAAACATAGCATGTTTTCATGGAATAGACGTTGGAGAATATTAGGAAACCATAATTATAGTTTTAAAATGTTTTTTGTAGGGGTTTATTGGAAAAGACATGGTTGGTTTTGGAACCCCAAATGTTTTTGGAGAAAAAAATTTAAATGGTTAGATAATTATAAAATAAAAAAAACAAAAGAAAATAGAATTAATTATGTAAAAATTTATTCAAAAAGTAAAAAACATAAACAATGGGTAATAGATTGGCAAAAACGACAACCTAAAGATTCAAACTTTAAAATAGCTAATACTTTAAGAGCTTCTATAGTAGGTGCTCTTAAGAGACAGGGAATAAGAAAAAGTCGTAGAACAGAAGAGCTTCTTGGAACTAGCAGAATAAATGCAAGAAAACATATAGAATCTTTATTTAAACCAGGAATGACATGGAAAAATCATGGT